CCAGTCACATCCTTCGTTCTCAACCGGACCAACCAAGAAATCTTGGTTCATCAATTCGCATCTGTTTTTCGACAGATCAACCGCGCACAACATCAAAGAGCACGGTTTGCCCTTTCGCCCCACAGGCGACTCTGCCCGCGATGATTCTCTTTTAGATCTTTTCTTTAAGAAAGTCCCAACTGAGCTGCTAATTCGCTAACATCTTTCATACCCCAATGGCAACCTCAAAGTTCGCCCAGTTTACAACGCCCCCATGCTGTATCTGCGTCTGGAATGCATGCTTTTCTACCCTATGCTTGTTCAAGCAAGGCAGGAATCATGTTGCATCATGTATGGTCTTGAGACCATTCGTGGTGGAATGTCTGCAATCAATACGATGGCCGACAGTCTTTCTTCATTTCTGATGATAGACTGGTCACGTTTTGATCATCTCGCTCCCTTCATAATCATTGACTTCTTTTTCGATAAGTACGCCCCTCAACTTTTACTAGTTGACAACGGATATGCCCAGATTCATAACTACATGGATCACATTCACTCATTTGCTGCACAAGCAAAGGAATTTGGCATCAACCAGGATACTTCAAAAGCCGGAATTCCTCCCACAGAGGAAGTTTTCGCTTCAAAACTCGAAAATATCATTTCTTTCCTAAAGAGATGGTACAAGGAAATGGTTTATGTTACCCCAGACGGTTTCGCATACCGTCGAAACTACGCCGGTGTTCCTTCGGGAATTCTTCTGACGCAGTTCATTGACTCCTTCGTGAATCTGACACTTCTGTTAGATGCCATGATTGAGTTTGGATTCTCCGATGAGGAGATCAAGGCCTTTATCTTAATGGTAATGGGTGACGACAATGTCATCTTTTCCTCCATTTCGATCTTTCGGTTGAATGCATTCTTTGCATTCTTTACCGCTTATGCCTTATCTCGATTTGGCATGATCGTCAACATTGATAAATCCAAAATCACATCCCTTCGCAAAGAGATCGAAGTTCTAGGATATTCCAACAACCATGGAATGCCTGAACGCGATATCTCCAAACTCGTTGGACAACTCGCTTTTCCCGAGCGTCACGTCAACGATGAAGACATGTGCATGCGCGCTATCGGTTTCGCCTACACTAGCTGTGGCCAAAGCACTACCTTTCACAATTTGTGTAAGTCAGTGTTTTTCCACTACTACGCTAGAGTGAATCTTCCAATGGAAGATCTACTAACGAAATCTCGATACGGATTACCCGGAATGTTCTACGCCTACGATGACGTAACATCCCACATCAAGTTGGATCATTTCCCAACAATCGACGAAGTTCGCAACGTCGTTTCCATTCACCATGGTTTTCTCACAGAGGAACCAACTTGGAAATACGACTACTTCGTAAACCCTCCCAACCCGGAGAGACCTACTGCAAAGACACTTGCGCAGTTGAGATCTCAGGAGAAGGCTATTTAGCCATCTCCTTCTTCTCAATCTTCTTGCGCCTAGTTCATCTTGTCTAGGACCCTTTTCTGTATGAGCAATCATTAAAATTGCTATCTGCACCCCCTCCAGATAAAACAAAAAAAAAAAAAAA